TTAAACAAATTAGGATTTCCCGCAAAACCGCCAGCAATTCCGCCGCCAATCGAACCAAGCGCACCATAGATGGCATTTTGTTGCGCCACCTTCTGATTGTAAATGTTTTGATCCGCTTGGCCTTGAGCTTGAACACTTTGGAACACCGGAGCCGCCGCAACATTAGCGCCAGTATATCCTTGAAACTGCGGATTTTGAATTTGACCGCCGGACATGAGCGAGGAAATCTCATTAAGCGGCTGGTTACGCAACGCAAGTTGTTGGGCCAAATCTTGTTGTGCAGCCGTATTTCCAAACTGGGCATTTTGCAGGTTTTGATTGTAACCTTGATTTTGAACGGCGTTGTAAAGTCCAGCGATGTTTGAGGCTTGACCATAATTTTGAGCCATAGCCGCATTGCGAGCATTTTGAGCATCAAGCGCGGTCTGGAAGTTTTGCGCCATAGCTTGATTGCCAAGCTGTTGCGATTGCAGACCTTGACCGAAGTTTTGACCCACCGCTTGATTGTAAAGCCCGGCTTGTGTGGCGGCTTGACCAAAGCCTTGTTGATTAGCCGACAAGTCCAAGCCAATGCCTTGTAGAGCCGCCTGGGACAGCAAATCATTACGGGTCTGGCCCGATTGCGTCATGGCTCGGTTATAGGCTTCACTGCCTTCTGTAATGCCTTGATTGGCAAGTTGAGACCGCAAGGCTTCGTCGCTTTGCGCCAGTTGGGGCGCAAGCCGGTTCATAATGGCCTGTTGTGCGGTGGTGCCAGCGTTAATGGGCATAGCTGCAACATTGGACAAATCCAGATTGCCGCGAGCCAAGCCATATTTGTCAGCCGCAATAGTTCCGGCTTGACCAAACCGGCTTTCATCAACGCCTTGAGCCATGCCATATTGGCCCATAGTCGGGCCGTAGTTAAGCGGTTGTGCGGGCGCTAGGCTAGTTTGTATACCAGGCCCAGTATATTCAAATGGCTTATTAAGGATATTAGACGCCTGTTGCGTGCCTTGCATGGCAAGATTGGATAGCCCTGATTGGACGCGCTGTTGATCCTCAAGAGCTTTTTGCGCTTCGGGATTAAGCGTTTGCACAATGTTGGGTTGCAGTTCGCCTTGAGCGTTCTTTTCCCATGTTACGGTCTGTTTACCGTAAGGGTTGGTAATGTTGGGATTGCCAAGATATGCCGTTTGAAGGCCGGACTGAAGGTTAGCCGCGCCCTGTGCGGTCGCAGCAGCCGCGTAATCAGGAGTCGCGGGCGGGGCTGGAGATTTTTTTGACATAACGGTCCCTTAGAAACCTACATTCAGACTTTGAAAGCGTTAGGATAAGCATGTCACCAAACTGGTGCGCGTCCTTAACCTTGCCTTCCTCAACAAAACCCATGTTCTTTACCACCCTGACACTTTTCTCGTTTGTGTCCTCAATGGTAACGATAATCTTTTCTACACCACAAACGATAAATGGGTAATGAAAGATTGCAGCTACAAACTCAGGAGTCATTCGTTTCTTAATGACAATATGGCACATTATAGAACGGCCATTCCAGTTTTCGTATATTACTCCTGCAACAATCTCATTATCCCGTATCAAACCGATAGCATTTGACCTTTCGGCAAAATATCCTCGATCCAATTCATTCGCTACCCAATAGCCGATTTTCGGCCCACTTTCTATATGCCAGCCCATCCGCTTTGATATACCACATCCGTTGACGCCCATTGGAAATCTACACCCTTGCTTGCGGTCGTAAGCTGCAAAGAGCCGCAATAGCCAAGCCCGGTAATGCCTTGCCACAAACTAAGGTTAATATTGCCGACGCCCCATAGCCCCTGGTCCCATAGCGCGGAATCCCAAAGCGAACCTGTATTGGTTGCAAAGCTAATGGGCGTGCCTGTGGCCGATACGTCAAAATCAACATTCATGCCGATATTGACGGCGGGGATGCCATTGGTAAAAAAGCTAGGCCGGGCGCGTGTAAAGTACTTCTTGACGCCGCGGCTTCCAAAATAGTTGAACGCCTGTTGCGCCGTACCGACCACATTGGTGCCATTGTCGGCAAATGTTGAATCCCAGGCTTTGCCTACAATGCCATTTCCGCCGAAATACGGGTCATCATTATAGATTTCCCAACAGTTGGCAGCCCAGCCTTGGAACTTGCACCACGACTTCGTAATCGTGTTCATAACGTATTGTTCTTGCGAGCCTGTCGCAACAGGTACGTTGATCCAGACGGCATTGTTTTTGGCGCTGTAGAACACCTGCCAGCCAACAGCCGCATGGTCTCCGCCATACGCTGTTGTAGCCTCAGCAATGGCGCCTTGGATTTTGTCTGACAAGGATACCCGTGGATCAAGCCGGGAGCTTTGCAGCGACCCGGCAAGCGGCATAAGCCCGTCGTAAGTCAGCAAAAGAACGTCGCCGCCCCACTTTAGCGTGGCGCGGGGGCCAATCGGCGAGCCAAGTTTCCAAACGCCAATCAACGCAAAGGTGGCCGCATTGTTGGGGTTGGTGCCGCTGTAAACAATGACTTCGCCCTTGCTAGTCATGAACGCAATGTTGTCATCCGCGCCATAACCGGCGTCAAGGGTCCATGTTTCCATGTCAACCAAGTGACCGCCGAAGCGGGCAACCTGGCTAAGGTCAATCATGCTTGCCGCGCCGCCAATGGAATCGACAGGCAGATACCATAGCTTTAGCGTGTCCTTTTGGATGAACCAAAGGTAGTGCTTCCAAAGCAGGACGTTGCAAAGCGTGGTGGACGTAACGCCGGTAATGGCGGGCGTGCTGGTTGAATCAATCCGGGTCCACGTCGTCCCGTTATAAAGTAGGGGCTTGTCATAGCCGTTGACAGCATAGATGAAGCTACCGCCGCTGGTCGTGATATTGGTATATTCCCAAATGCCATTGGTTAGTCCCGTAACGGCTGGAGCACCAACAGCACCTTGCGCACTAACGTTATAGACCTTGCCAGCGCTGGTAATTGCCCACAATTCGGAAACCGCCCCGGCTGAATAAGCCATAAGCGTTTGAACCTGCCCGTCCAGGCCGGTCGCATAATTGCTATATCCACCGCGAAGATTTACGCCTGAAACAGTTGGAAACAAATTGATGAGCGTGACCGCATCCATCGGGTCCATGTTGGCGTAACTGTCACGGGCGTTCCAGCCGCCAATGGGAGACGGTAGCGATTCAACTTGTGCGTCGTTGCGCTGTACAAGCGAGCGCGTATTAACGGCCATATCCGCTATCCGGTATGTTGTCGTAGCCAATCAGGATGTTGCCAGGACGCGGGGCAAACGAAAGGTTAGCCGCTGACGTATCCTGAGCCATCGACGTTTCAAGTTCGGTCAGATAATCGCGGTAAATCGCGGTGGTATCAAAACCCTTGGCTTGGAAGTATTTTAGCTTGGTGCTGAGTACCATAACCCGGTCGGGGAAGATGCAGGTATCAGAATCAGCAGTAAGGCTGTTTTTAACGTCACCAGAGGCCGACAGGGCCCAGCCGTTACTCCGGTACTCAAAACCCAAATATTCCGCTGTAGAGAGCCCAGGCCAGATTTGGAAATAGTCGCCATATAGACGCCACCGGATACGCGGTCCGGTGCTGATATAACCGCTAAGCAGCCATTCCCATTGCTGGGCGTCTTCAGGGCCAAGCATTTCCCAATGTTTGGACTTGTCCCACTGAGTACGAGGCACAATAGCATCATAATCATCTGGAAGGTCATATTTTACTTTTTGGAAATAAATGACGCCATTTGTAGCGGTTTCAGTCGAATAGGTAGAAGCCGTCACTTGCGTGGCGGAATCGACGCTTTCGATGAATGTGGCATTAGGGAAGCCATTGCCTACAATCATGTAGGTGGTGTCAAGACCACTGGTACTTGGAATACCAGTGATCTGACGGGTCGTCGTATTATAAGTTCCGGTAGTTGTCGTATATTGCGTAAAGAAACTGTTGGGCATCGTGAGTGCCCGCCAGTCGCTTTTACGCAATAATTCGTAACCGCCAGCGTTCATCAATGCGAGTATTTGGATAACATCCTGATTGGTATTTCCCGCGACCGAAACTGGCGTTGGGATACCAAGTTCATTAGTGACTTGCGTCACCAACTGGAGCATCGTACTCGGCATTTGTTTCTTCCTTCTTTGGCCTTCCAGGCTTACGGGGTTCTGGATTCATTTGAGCCATAAGCGCAGCCATCTGGGACTTTAGTTCATCAAGTTCGCTGCGGGTCTTTTCAAGTTCGGAATTGCTTTCGATCTTGTTCTTGGCCGAAAGATATTGCCTAGCCCGTTCCCGCATACCAAAGCCACCCATGCCAACACGCTGCATTTGAGCGTCAGAGGCGGTAGCAATTTGTTCCACCGTTTGGAACTTAAGAATATGCATTTCAGACATTTGCATATGGTTAAATTCTTCGGGTCGATCTTCATTCCACTTTTCTAAAGGCGTACCGATAAAGGCAGCGCCGGAGTTTTTAGATTGGAAATGTAGCCATTGACGGGCAAACCGAGTCTTATGATCTTCCCGCAAAGGCTGTTCTACAATGTTTGTCTTGTCGCCTGGATTCATAATCCTAACAAAAATTGACCCCGGATAATCGGAATCATAATTGTTTTCGTAAAACTCCACCATCATGAAGGAGTCGGCGTTAGAAACATCGCTATCCAAATTCATACATTACGCTCCGAGAAGGGAGACCCAGGTTGTATCGCTGGTTCCCCAGAAAACGCGACGCTTAGTGGTCGCAATAGAAACAGAAGCCGATCCGTCAATGGTCGAGCCGGAAAGCGCATAAACAGTCAGGCTGTTTGCACCATCGTTGGCAACAACCATTTCCG